CCACAAGGCGACCCCCCCTGTCTTTTCTGGCAATATATCCCCGATGCAGTCCAGAACGATGCCAGACAGTCCCTTTACAGCCCGACCAGTCACAGACAGTCCTAGTTAATGGGCGCTCGTAAACATCCGCTACGAGGGGCAATCAAGCCAAGGCTCCACAGTCCACTTCTCAAAGGCAAAACACGCTCAGATGAGATCGCCAAGCTCGCAAATGATCTAGGGACTCCCTTAATGCCATGGCAGAAGTGGGTTCTAGATGACATGATGCGCGTGGATGCTAAAGGCAACTACATTCGCAAGACATCGCTGTTATTGGTAGCACGCCAGAATGGTAAGAGCCATCTAGGACGCATGAGAGTTATCTGGGGTCTCTTTTATGGTGGCGAGATGAAGCATCTGATCATGTCATCTAACCGAGCAACTGCCCTTATGACCTTTCGTGAGATCGCATGGATTATCGAGAATACGCCTCACTTAAAGGCCGGTACTAAAGCCATCCGCTACGCCAACGGCGGCGAGCGAATAGAGCTGCTTAACGGCGCTACTTTGGATCTGGTCTCCGACACTCGTGACTCAAGTCGCGGCAGAACCGCTGACTTTCTTTGGATCGATGAAGTCCGAGAGATAAGCAAGGAAGGCTACACAGCTGCGATCCCTACGACTCGTGCAAGGGCTAATAGCCAGACCTTTTTGAGTAGCAATGCTGGCGATGCCTTTTCCGAAACTCTCAATAATTTGAGAACGCGTGCCCTTGAGTCACCGCCTAAGTCATTCGGATTCTATGAATACTCAGCACCGCAATACTGCAAGATCACCGACCGCAATGGATGGGCGCTAGCCAATCCTGCGCTTGGTCATACCATAACGGAGGAATCACTTGAAGAAGCTGTGGCAACTAACAAGATTGAAGACACTCGAACTGAACTTTTATGCCAATGGATTGATTCTCTACAGAGTCCATGGCCTCATGGCGTACTTGAGGAGACCTCCGATTCCACGCTCCAGATTCCGATCGGTGGCTATACAGTCTTTGGCTTCGATGTATCTCCATCTCGCCGCAATGCGAGCCTCGTTGCTGGTCAGATTATGGGTGACGGAAGAATTGGTGTCGGGATTCTCCAGACGTGGGAAAGCCAAGTCTCGGTCGATGACTTAAAGATTGCAGCTGACATCAAGGGATGGGCTGATCAATATCGACCTAAGATGATCTGCTACGACAAGTACGCGACGCAATCAATCAGCGAACGATTGGCTAATGCCGGACAAATAACGCAAGACGTCTCAGGCCAGCAGTTCTATCAGGCTTGCTCTGACCTTCTTGATGGTCTAGTCAATCATCGCGTAGTGCATAACGGCCAAGCCGAGTTAATCCAACAGATGAATAACTGCGCGGCTAAAGTTAATGACTCATCATGGCGCATCGTAAAGCGTAAAAGTGCAGGCGATATTTCAGCGCCGATTGGTCTAGCGATGGTCGTATCGATGCTATTGAAACCACAACAGGTAGCGGCTATATACACCGAATAACACAACATGTAGTGTATAATTGCCGTCTATGGGTCTATTTGATCGTAAGCCAAAAGCCGTTGAAGCTCAATATGCGCCGCAAATTATGGGCGATAGCATTAATGGCATTTATAATTTTACCTTCCCAGTAATTGCTCGCCGCGACGCTATGAGCGTTCCAGCTCTTAAACGATGCAGAGACTTGCTCTGCACAGTCGGATCTATTCCGCTTGAGTATAAGAAGAAATCTACAGGCGAAGAAATTGCCGCCCCTCGATGGGTTCACCAGCTTTCTAAATCACAGCCACAATTCGTCACCTTAAGTTGGCTAGTCGATAGCCTTCTATTCTATGGTCAGGCCTTTCTCGAAATTGTCGAGGTCTATCAGGAAGATGGTCGCGGCGCGTCATTTGATTGGGTTGCTAACACTCGCGTTACTTTCGACCTTGACATTCATAACACTTTTGTTACACAGTATTACGTCGATGGATCACCTCGTCCAATGTCCGGCCTTGGATCTCTAGTAACATTTCAAGCATTTAATGAAGGCATTTTGACTACAGGATCACGCACAATTCAGAGCGCAATTGATGTTCAGAAAGCGGCAGCTATAGCAGCAGGCACTCCAATGCCTACAGGTTACATCAAGAACACAGGCGCAGACCTACCTCCAGCAGAAGTGCAGGGACTACTTGCAGCCTTCAAGACTGCTCGTCAAAATCGCTCAACGGCTTATCTTACTTCAACTCTTAATTACGAAACAGTCGGATTTAGCCCTAAAGACATGATGTATAACGAGGCCGTACAGAATTTAGCTACTGAAATCGCTCGACTATGCGGCGTACCGGCTTACTACCTTTCAGCTGATCAGAATACCTCAATGACTTATGCCAACATCATTGACGAGCGTAAGCAGCTCGTTGCACTAGCGTTCCAGCCGTACATCTGCGCAATCGAAGAACGCTTAAGCATGGACGATATATCTACGGCTGGACACTTCGTAAAGTTTGACCTCGATTCTTCGTTCCTACGTGTAGAACCTATGGAGCGACTTCTCGTCATTGAGAAGATGCTGAGCCTTGGCCTTATTACAACAGAGCAAGCGATGGAGATGGAAGACATGACACCTAACGGAAGTGATTACTAATGGAGACGCTATACATTGAAGCATCCTCTATCGAGTGCAGCGAAGATCGCCGCGAGATATCTGGAAAGATCGTGCCACTAGGTACAGGCGAAGTCGGCCAGACTAACCTTGGCGCGTACACTTTTGAGTCTGGATCTATTGAGATTGAAGACCCTAGTAAGATTAAATTATTTAGCCAGCATGACATGAAGAAGCCGATTGGCCGCATGACAACTAGCGAGATTAAAGACGACGGCATTTACGCTACTTTCAAGTTATCTCGCTCAACTGCCGGTACTGACGCGCTTGTCATGGCCAGCGAAGGCCTTGTTTCTGGCCTTTCTATCGGCGCAGAGATTATTTCATCAAAGCCATCACGCGACGGCCACACAGTCGTCACAGCGGCTAAATTAAAAGAAGTTTCTCTAGTAACTGAGCCTGCATTTAAGTCGGCTCAAGTATTGGAGATCGCAGCGGAAGAAGCGTCAGCAGAAGCCGTAGAAGAACCCCTACCTACAGAAAGCGAGACAGTCGTGGAAGACACAACAGTCGAAGCAACACCAGTAGAGGCTGCGGCTGTAGAAGCTGCTCGTCCTACTGTCCAAGCAATGGTGTACACAACACCACGCATCGAAGTTACAAAGCGTAACTACCTTGAAAACACACTAAAGGCTAACCTCTTTGGTGATGAAGATTCACGTCAATGGCTTCGCGCTGCTGACAACGATCAGACAACAGGTGCAGGATTTATCCCAACACCACAAAGCACACAACTCCTTAACTTCCTTTCTAACGCTGATCGCCCAGTAATTGACTCAATTACTCGCGGCACAATGCCAGAATTTGGAAAAACTTTCGAGCTGCCAAAGATTACTGAAGTTCCTATTGTAGATCAGATTGATGAGAACGCAGCTGTCACAGAATCACAGCTTGAGGCTTCATACATTACAGTAACAAAGAAGTCATTTAAGGGTCGTGCTATCACAACTCTCGAACTTCTCACAAACTCAAGCCCTGCATTTTTAGATGAGCTTCTTACTCAGATGGAATTTGCTTACGCAAAAGACACGGAGCAGTATGTAACTGGCGTAATCGGAAACGATGGAGCTCTCAACGCAACAGCACAAGCTAATTCAGCCGATGGATTACTAAAGTACATCTCAAGCGCTGCTGCTGCTGTTTATTCAGCATCACTTGGATTTGCTCGTAACATTGTAGTTACACCAGCACAATGGGCAAACATTATGTCATACAACGATAACGGACGACCAATCTACATTGCTGCAAACCCTCAAAACGCAGGTGGTGCACTTTCACCTCTTAGCGTTCGTGGTTCAGTAGCAGGTCTTGATCTTCGTGTATCTCGTTACATCACATCAGCCGCACCAGTAGGAACTGGCGATTACTCAATGCTAGTTGTAAACCCAGATGCTTACACATGGTACGAGGGTGCTCGTCAGCAACTTCGTACAAACATCAACTCTGACGGAACTGTAGATATTCTACTCTTCGGTCAGGGAGCTGTCGCCACTAAATTAGGCGCTGGCGCAAACTGGTTCAACTTCACCTAAGAAACACACTAAGTCGCTGGCAGGGTAGTGCCCTTCTACCCTGCCAGTCTTTAGAAAGGATAAGAGCATGGCATTGACAACAGTTGCAGAGCTTCGCACCGCGCTAGGTGTTGGGTCGCTGTACGCTGACGCCACGCTTCAAGAAGTGGTAGATGCCGCAGATAACGTTCTCTTGCCCTTTCTATGGAAGAACCAGCAGTCAATCATTGCGCATTCCAGCGATGACACTACTGGCACTCTCTACTTTGATGTACCTATAGATAAAGTCTTTTATGTAGGTCAGACTGTGACAATTAGCGGAGCAGGTAGCCGCTTCAATGGATCAAAGACAATTACAGCAATCAATACTTATGATTTTAATATTACAATAACGGCTGGTAATAATAATCCTTACCATGAGGTTAATCCTTATGGCATTGCAGCAGCTGAGACTTACACAGACTATACAACGATTCCGGCAATTCAAGAAGCATCTCTTATGATCTCGATTGACATCTGGCAATCGCGCCAAGCGCCATCAAGCGGCGGCGTCACGATCGATGGCTACGCACCTTCGCCTTTCCGCATGGGCAACACCCTTCTTGCTCGCGTTCGAGGTTTGCTTGCTCCGTATCTTGATCCGAGATCGATGGTGGGCTAATGGCCGCCATATCAACACTCCGCGCAGGTATCGCAGCAGCTCTTACAGATAACACAAAGTATTCAGTCTTCTCATTCCCACCTGCAACACCTATTGCCAATAGCGTGATAGTCAGCCCTGCTGATCCTTACATCACGCCCTCTAATAATTCTTATACAACGATCGCTCCTATGGCTAACTTTCAGCTGTCGATCCTCGTGCCCTTGCTCGATAACGAGGGTAATCTCAATGGAATTGAAGATGACATCGTGCGCGTGTTTAGCCTGCTCGCTGCATCTTCATACACCTACAATGTCTCCGATGTATCGGCTCCTGCCGTACTCAGTGCCGCGTCAGGTGATCTACTTACTTGCAATATCAACATATCAATCCTAACGAGTTGGAGCTAACATGTCCGAGTGGGAAAAAGAAAGAGACGCCTTCCTGATCAAAATCGGGCAGGTAGCAACACCAGCAGCAAAGCCAGTAACTACTAAGAAAGACGAGGAATAATCCAATGGCTGTATTCTTAAATAATGGCGTAGTCTTGACAGTCAATTCAGTCGACTTGTCTGACCACGTTACAGCAGTAACAATCAACCGAGCATTCGATGAGCTAGAAGTAACAGCAATGGGTGACTCAGGCCATAAGTTCGTCAAGGGTCTAGAGGCATCATCTGTCACAATCGACTTCCTCAATGACACAGCATCTTCTGAGGTTCTACAGACCTTGCAGGCTGTATGGGGTACATCAACTACAATCACAATGAAGCAGACATCTGCTGTTACATCTGCAACTAATCCGCTATACACTATGACTTGTTTGATCAACGGAACCACTGATATTAACGGTTCTGTCGCTGATCTAAGTATGCAAAGTTGTACATTTAATGTTAACGGCACAATCGCAGTATCTACTTCATAATCCAACTAAACAAAGGGGCACAGCATGGCAAAGTTAATAGTCACGATGGCAGACAACAGCGTCACCGAGATCGAGATCACTCCTCGATTAGAGTACGCGTTTGAGCTATATGCTAAAAAGGGATTTCACAAAGCGTTCCGCGATGATGAAAAGCAATCAGATGTCTATTGGCTTGCATGGGAAGGCCTTCGACTTAGTGGAGTCACAGTCAAGCCATTCGGTTCAGACTTCCTTGAAACTCTAAAGAGTGTAGAGGTTGCTGAGTCTGACCCTTTGGCCTAGGCAGGGATAGCATCCACTATCTCATTGCTCGCTTGAGCATTGAGACGGCTATCCCTCCACAATCTTTAATCGATTTAGATCCATCAATGCTCCAGATGTTACTGAAAGCGTTGAAGGATAGAGCAAAGGAGCAAGCGGATGCCTACAGAGCTAAAAGGCGCTAGTGAGCTTCGCAAAGCCTTGAAGAAGTTCTCGCCTGATCTTGACAAAGAGACGCGTGAGGAGATGGTGGGATTCTTAAAGCCCTTGGTCAAGAAGGCTAGAGGATTTTTGCCATCTAATGCAGACGCTCCATCTGGATTCGTAAAGCATGAAGTAAAGACTGCTAAGTTCCCGATGTATGACGCAGCTGAGGCACGTCGAGGAGTGGGTTATAAGTTAACACCTACTAAGCCTAATCGCCAAGGATGGGTGCAGACAGTATCAATCCACAATAAGACGGCAGCAGGTGCAATCGTAGAAACTGCCGGACGTAAGTCTGGAGTCTCTGGCAACTTCAGCCCACGCTTCTCTGGCTCATTCGGAGGCAGTCGCAAGATGCAAGGCCGAGCCATGTTTAAGGCTTATGATCAAGATCAAGGCAAGGCTAAGGCTGGCGTGATTAAGGCGCTTGAGACAGCAGCCGCTAAGTTCAACGCGAGAGGCAACAATGGCTGAGTTACGCATACCGATTATCGGCGAGTTTAAAGGCAAGAAAGCCTTTGATCAAGCTGGCAAATCTACTAGCAAGTTAGAGAAAGGCGTCAAGAAGTTAGGCGGAGTTCTAGCCGCTACCTTTGGAGCGCAGCAGCTTCTCAAGTTCGCTAAGAATGCAGCTAAGGCATTTATTGAGGATGAGCAAGCGGCAACACGCCTTGCACAATCTGTCAAGAATCTTGGCCTAGCATTTGAGACTCCACGCATTGAAGAATTTATATCCCAGTTATCTAAAGCATCTGGCGTTACAGATGACCAACTTCGCCCATCGATGCAGAAGTTATTACAGACTACAGGGTCAGTTGCTAAGTCTACGGCTCTCCTTACGCAAGCACTAGACATCTCACGCGGCTCTGGCGTTGATTTTGAGACTGTAGTAAATGACTTGAGCATGGCTTATGTGGGACAGACTCGTGGTCTTCGCAAGTATTCGCTAGGACTATCTCAGGCTGAACTTAAAACCATGAGCTTTGCAGATGTACAGGAAAAACTTAGTAAGCAATTTACGGGCGCTAACGCTGCTTACCTTGAGACTTACGCAGGCAAGATAGGTATCTTATCTACAGCAGCTGGGGAAGCATCTGAGACTATCGGCAAGGGTCTCATGGATTCCCTTAGCATCTTGGCTGGAGAAGGCAACACCATTCAACCTCTAGCAGACTCTATGGAAATGCTAGCAACAGAGATCAGTTCTGTAATAACAGGCCTTGCGCAAATGATTGCAGAAATTAAAAAAATACCTGGTGTTGAAAAATATGTAACAGACATCTTCCCATTTATCTTAGAAAATTCTCAACCTGGACAAATATTAAAGTTTATTAAATCTTTTAACAAGGAGGTTGCAGCAGGCGTAGGAGGCTATCCTTCATCTGCTTTAGGCGGTGCCTTTATTGATCCTAACGATGCAGCTCGTAAGAAAGCAGAGGCTGATGCAGCCAAGCGTGCTAAAGAGTTAGCAGCACTACAGAAGAAGACTCTAGATACACAGAAGAAGTCTCTAGCCTTACAGAAGGCTTCTAAGACTCTTAACCTAGATGCCATTGGCATCGAGGCAGCACTCAAGGGGAAGATAAGCGAGACCGATCGCATCTCATTGCTATTGCAAAAGGCTATCCTCGAGGGTAACGCAAGTTTAGCCACACAGTTATCTGATCAATTAAATGAAGCTGTTAAGCGAAATGAACAGTTACGCC